TTTTACACTAAACATTATTGTACAAAATACCAATTTACTACGGAGATGGGTCTTCGTGTCATTTAATTGAGGAAGAATTCCCGAAGAAACCTCACGCCGGCATACCGGCTGACTAAAATAATCTCCACCGGTATGTTGAACGCAAAGTTCACAAAAGGTTTTGTTTTTTGTTTTTGTTTACATATCAATTGATTGCAAACGTGTTAATGTTTTTAAGAAAAATGCTTTATGAAATATTTATAACTGTGAACAGTAAAGCGAAACTGAACCCAGGTGACGCTCCAATTAAGGATGGTCACAAAAATGGCATGTTTTACTTCGCCATGAAGGGGTACTTTTACTTCCAAATCACCCAAAGGAAGGTCTCGCCACTCAGAGCTGGCTGGAACACTCGCACCCGACCAATTAAGGTAAGGCACAGTAGTTTAACGAGAACCGCCTCGTGCAGGGCGCACCAATCAAGGCTGGCCGAGCATAGAGCGTTTACTTCGCTCAAGAAGGAGCACTTTTACTTCCAAATCACTCAAAGGAAGGTCTCGCCACTTAGAGCTGGCTGGAACACTCGCACCCGACCAATCAAGGTAAGGCACAGTAGTTTAACGAGAACCACCTCGGCGGGGCGCACCAATTAAGGCTGGCCCAGCAAGGAGCGTTTACTTCGCTCGAGAAGAAGCACTTTTACTTCCAAATCACTCAACAGGAAGGTCTTGCCATTCAGAGCTGGCTGGAACACTCGTACCCGACCAATTAAGGTAAGGCACAGTAATTTAACGAGAACCACCTCGGCGGGGTGCACCAATCAAGGCTGGCCCAGCAAGGAGCGTTTACTTCGCTCGAGAAGGAGTACTTTTACTTCCAAATCACTCAATAGGAAGGTGCCGGCATTTATGGGCTGTCGACGAACACCTGCCACACCAAATTAATAGCATGACAACCTGGTTTAACCTCGGCCAATGAGGGGTAGTTTTTGGTAAGCGAGAACTACCAACGCGGTATAATGCTTGAAAGCAAGCGAACTAGAACGAATTCACCGAGACCCAATTGAACATTGGGACCCCGATGAATGTACGCGCATCGAAGTCATCAGCTGCTCCGAAGTAGGTACTTGACGTGTCGGAAATGGCTTTAGTATGAAAGTTCTGCGGTCTCAAGATAGGTCCCAAACTGGTATCAGCGTAGGAACTAGAGGTGTCGGGAGTCGATATTTTCACACCCCGCCAAACGGTTCTTGGTGTTGGTAGATAAAAACCGTTATAGCAGAATGGCAAACGTACCAACGGAAGGTGCTCGCCCATCCGCCCTGGGGCAGTATGGGCAACTCCATCCCAACCGGCAGGACTACCAGCCGAAGCATACCGAAATCCAGCAGTCCACTCCGCTCCTACTGCATTGAAGTTAGTAGGCGCGTTGTACACAGTAATGGATGTTCGATACCACCGAAAAAGCTCTGCAACGGATGGATACAGGCAAAATGGTTCTTCAAGTGCGTACATAGTCCGAAATGATCCTGCATCATTATTGAGAACCATAGGTCCTGGTGCCCAGGGACAGACAAACAACTCACCGGTCCGACTAGCAACTGGCAACATTCTCTTTGCAATGTGTTTCAAACTCAAAGGTATATCATTCATCCCCCACTCCATTTCTTTTGGAACAAATTTGGCAAGTGGCATCTCATCTCCCTCAATCACACCACTGGAAGCTGGAACCAAGCCAGTCCCCGTCCCTATGAACGTACACTTCGCGTAGGCCACGTCGGAGGCAATGCCCAGACACGGCCCACTGACTTGTAGTCCTGGGAACCCAGCAAACACTGCGATATAAATGGGTCTGGTTTCTGTAGCTTCAGGCGATGCAATTGATGTCAACTGTCGGATTCCAAGTGAAACGAGCGGTCTACCACTTTCAATGTCAATCCAAGGCGTCTCTCTCAAGAATGGTACATGCAATTCAACAGTGGTATCTCCCTGAACATCGACAAGCTTTGTTGGCAAAAATGTTTCCATGCGGTTTTGTGATATGGATGTGGTGTACGAAATTGAAACAGCGAAACGACAGCAGACAAAAGCGGACGAAAAGAACCGAACGGTGATCTTTGTAGCACAGCGAAAGAACTTGTATCTGGAGTCAACAACAAATCCAGCCGGGAAACCCACTGCTGGTCCCACATATCCATCGTCAAATTTGGTAACATTCAAGCTCATTCTTGGATCGATTGACATAAACTCCGTCATAAGCGTGTTGGTGGTAGTGGTCAAAAATCCCATGTACGCGGGTCTTCGGCATAGCGTCTCAATCATTGTCTGTTCTTCTGGTGGAACCGGAATAAGCGTATTGGCATTGAACGTAAAGCCCATTGATGGATCAAGGCCTACAGATGACATGATGTTCGGAGGGACCAATGCCATTGGTTTTATTTGATTTTCTGACGGTGGTCGTGACAACCCAAAGGCCCCCAGGATGGAAGAAAATGGGGCCAAAATCGATGTTACCGCTCCGACAACACCAGCAACAGTCGAGCCTATCTGCTTTACACCGGTCATGATAAGGCTTTCTGGATTTTCATGTTGTTTCTCCTCACCTTCAACAATCCCCCCTTGGTTTCGTATGTGTAGGTTCATCTGGTGGTGGCGAAATCCTAGCAGGTGGTCGAGATAGGATTCCATATTCGGCATGTTTTGCTTGCATATATCACAGCTCCACTCTGTTGGTACAAATTTGGATCGTTTCAGATGTTTCTTGCCCAACCGATGATTTTCTAGGGCCGCAATGCTGGTAACTCCCACTTGGCACACATCACAGTAGAACTTTGAAACCCTAGGCTCAGTGTATCCAATCAACACCTTGGTCTCTTGCGCTGGAACTTCATGGTCTTCAGGTTCTGGATCGCCTTCTATCGTGTGTGGTTTTCTTCCCAATCCAACTACCTCGTTCTGGCGTGTTGTTGCTGCTGCTTTAACTCCTACCACGATGTTATGTGTTCGAATGCCAAACTCCCACGCATTTGGTGCAACTTTCTGAGCAGTCCCCACCTGCAAAGCCGGCAAAGGCAAAACTGGAGTAAGGACCTTCATGATCTTCACATCGTTCTCATTCACATATCCAAAACCTCGAACGTTGGTAAAATTGGCATACACCAAGACTGACGCTGGATCGAAATCGGCTGGCCCTATGTCAGTCAATGCATAGATGTCCAGAACCCCAAAGTTGTAGCGTGGAAGATTCATCTCAGTTGTTGGCACGTACTGATATGGCAAGCACCAGGGTATCGTCATGGCTGTTGTCGTATTGCCTGTGATGGAAATGTAGATCGGGTCGGTCGTTGAAGCTGTTACTACGTGATCGTATGCACTATATCCGGTGGCCAAGCCGCCTGAACTGGTAACTGGTAACTTATAGTCCACTGACACACCCTCCACAATGGTCGTCTTGTAAGTTGCCAATCCTCCCAAATAGTTCGGTCTCCACACTGCCATTAGCAACCCATAGTGGAACTTGGTCGCTATCACTCGGATCTGGATATTCAAGTTGTATCGGACGTATACTGCGGTCGTAAGTTTGCGAGCAACATATTCGACATTGGTCAAGACTCCAACAACATCCCATCGACCAATCGGGAACTGCGTGCCTACTGTTGATGCAAGTTTGATTGTGCCAATCCGATAAGGCCGTTCTACCATATTGAGATATGCTGATGGTACTTCAAAGGCTTCGTCAACTATCGGTGTTTCAAGTCCTGTAGATGTTAAAGTTGATGGCACACCAAGATCCTGGAATTGCGTCAAACCATACTCTGCTGTTGTTTCGTGCGGCGCAACTACCGTTCCAAGTTGGTCTCCCTCTGCTGGTTCGTCTCCTTGGATCTCTCCTGGGACACACACCTCACACTTCACTTGGGATTTCTTGAACTGTTCTGCGAACTCGGCCCCATATTTTGTTGACAGCAGTTTGGAAAGGGCGACAGGGAATGAGGGTACGTAGTAGGGCTTGGGCAAGTCTTTACTGTCAAGATGTTCGTTCATGGCTGCAATGATTTGTTTGTAAACGGGTTCGGGATGGTGGACTAGCTCATCAATGATCGTTTCGTATATTTGGTTTCTCAGCGAAAAGGAAGACTCCATGGATGCTCCGACGGTGTTACGATACCATTGTATCTGCTCAAGCAACAGGTCCTGGTCCATTGGTGAAAACATGTGGCAACTTCTCTGAACAAACGCTCTTTTCAAGAACCTGAGATCTTCTAGACTTGTGAACTCATCGAGGACTTCCTTCTTGTCTGCAGTGGTGTACTTGAGCCCGAATTGTTTTAGCCACACAGCTAACGTCCTTTGGTTAACCCCATTCTCTGCATCGGACACAGTCACAACATGGTCGTCTCCCAAAACTTTCATCGCGTATTTCATCGAGCGTACACTCAGTTCTTCTACGGCCGTCATGAGCAACAGGCAATTTGCTAGGGAGTTGAAACTAGCAGTCAACCACGACCCAGATGACATACCACGAAAACTTTGGTAAACCCACTTGCCATTCAGGTGAACAGGACACAAGATGGACTGGACGAGATTCTTCCGTTGTTCAACATACTCGTCTTGATAAAACTCGTTGGCCATCTCACACGCAACCGCCATCAATTCAAAGCCAACCAATCTGTCCCAACCACTGTAGTCACCGGCAATGATCTTTCGTTTTCCCAGGCCAAGGTAGCGATGAATTTGGCCCCAATCACTTGGATGTATACTGGTCCCGATTGCTACAGGACACTCATTGTGGCTGTCTTGAATGTGGAAACAGAACGCTCCGAAGAGCATTTTCGTTACAACGTTGACGTGGATGGGAAGGACTGTAAACAATCTGGTGTCACCTTGCTCAACTTTCACGATAGAACGCCGCTCATCTTTTAGCATGTCAACAGCAACCACTTCAACAGGTCCTTCTTTGAGTTGATTCAAAAGGTCTTCAACGGCAATCCTCAACTCAGGTGTTATTACGGGCGGATCGAGACAAAACAACTGGCCACGATGGTAATTTATGCACCAGGGATACCCCACCCCTCCAGTGCTTGCGTAAGACGTGCAGGAGGACCCTGGCATACCAAAAATTGCCTGCTCCAATGTCAACGCGTGTTTATGGTCCATCCAATAACTCGGTCTTGCATATGCCTCCAACAGTTGTTCGAACGCTCCCTGTAGTCTCTCGCGTGTTAGTGCGGTGGTATGTCCTGCATGTTTCATCACTGCTTGTATACTGGGAAACACAATCTTTCCGTCAACTTCCACTTTGTGCAATGCGGCTGGTGCTGTCTGTTGTTCTGCTATCCCAAAGAAATCCGAATGACAAAGCTTGGTCTTACGTGGTCTGAATGGTAATGGCACTCCCTCCGCTGTACCGAGGGTAACACTCCCGTTATCTTCTGGTGGAAAAGCGATATCCGAGAAACCTGCGATGGCTCCTCCCAATTGCGCACTCTGCACAACGTACCCAACTTGTTCCATAGCTCCCGTCACCATCTCCTTCGTTAAGACTGCCGCAGTAGATCGTATATCATTGTACACCGCCACATGAAATCCCATGATCTTCGCTGATGCTGGAAACTCACCAATGAGGAATGCTCCACAATCTCCCTTGGTTGAACTTGTGATGTACGAGTAGACTCCATCTATCTCCCACTCAGTCTTGCGATCTTCTGTACGGGCAGTGAAACCATAGTCGTCAAGCGCCACATCTGAACACCTCAACACAACCACTTCAGTCTCGCTTTCTCTGGCATATTTGTGTCGACGCGTAACCATCACCCCTGTGGCTACTTCATCCGCCTCGTTGTCCTGTATCCACCTCACCAAACTTGGAAATATGGGCACCATCGGTAGCAGTCTTTTCAGGTTGATCATAACAAAGTGTTGTTCTTCACACACGACCACTTCCTCCTCTTGCAAATCAGACATCAGCATGGTGTACGTACCCTTGTCGGCGATCGTCACGACGAGGTTATCTCGCTCAACATCCTTGAAAACGTGCAGTGGTATCAAAATGACATGGTCGGCAATGAACACGGCGTTGGTACTGGTTCGGTCTCCTCGGACTCTCACTGTGTTTCTCGTCACCAGTTGTTGTAATAGACCACAATTTGTCGATGGCGATCCTTCTGGAATACGCATTGGTCCTATGGCTTTCGCTCGACGATATTGATATTGGCGATCTTTGCGCGCTGCTTTCTTAGTTCTTGCTTTCACTTCCTTGTATGACCCACTTGTTATTGGTGCACCACCTTCCGGTTGTTCAACACGTCTTTTTGCAGCTTGTAGCATCTTTTTTCCAACCACATACGTTGTTCCAATTGCAACAACCGCCGCAACCATCTTCATCAACTTGGAGGCGATGTCACAAAGCTTTGCGTAACGTCCACTCTGCCGAGCAACAAACTCATCAAACGTTTCATCCATTTTCACGACGATTGCTGGAGTGGTAAAAATTCGATCGATGGTACTTGTGGCAAATCCCTGGATTGCGTCTTGTACTTGTTGGTCTCCCTTACACACGTTGATCATCCCTGCGATTGATTTCATCATGAGCTTTCGCATAAACCTCACTGCTCGCTTGGCTGTCATCACCATGGTCACCACTGCTGTCAAGAAGGCCCAAAAACTCCCTTGATTGTAAAACGGGATTTCATCACCTTCTATCTGTCCGGATAGCCTCTTGCGAATTTGGTCAATCTCGGCTGTATTGGTAGTAACGTTCTCGAGATTTTCTGATCTACGTCTGTCATCAAGCCACCCCTTGGTAAATGCCTCCACAAACTCGTACCACGTATATTGTTTGTGCTCCAATGTGCCGCCAGTAACAACAAACATCATGCTCTCTTTCAAGAACCCCCGACCACATGCTTCGTCACGCTTCACTTCCACGATAACATCGAAGCGCCTGATCAGTGCTGCTTGTTCTTCTAGCACTCCATTCAGATGATAATCAAAACGGTCCGGGAAAACGTTCGTGGTAACAGCCAAATGCTCAGATTGGAAGTACAAAACGCCTTTCGATGACACTTCTGCAGCGTTCAATGGACAACTTGACTCATCCGCCATGCTCATCAGGTAGTTCACTTGTTGTTGACGTTCTTCAAGATTCTTTATCTGCAAAAAGTCCTGCAAATCGGTGAGTTTTTGGTAGCTGTAGGTATCGAAGTAGGGGGTGGCAGGATTGATAGTATATCTGTCTGTTGCTGGGTTGAAAGGTTGATCAGGCTGAACGACTGCATACACATCGGCGTAGAAATGATTCATCATCGCAGTCTTGCCTTGGCCGGGCTTTCCATAGAACAACACAGTCCATGGCTTGAGTTTTCCTTCTGATCCCACATATGATGCAAGATTGGCTTTCAGGATCATGTCCAATACTCGTTGTCGTTCGCGGATTCTATCGATGTTCACTTTTTCGGTCGGATCGTCTTCAACCATCCGCATCAATTTCTTTCCTTCCTGGACCAATCCAAACAGCTCGCGCCTCTTGGCTAAACTCTTCGCCAGCTTTATACGCTCGGTGGAAAACGCGTATCCCTCATCATAAACCATCTGGTGTTTGTCCACAGCGTCCAACCAACGCCTTAGCATGACTGGTGTTTCACAAAACCACCTCTTGTAAAGTGATTTGACCCAAATGACGAGTGACTCTATCATCTTCGCGATCTTCTCAATCCCGGTGGTCAAACAATTGATATCTCGCACTCTCTTCACAATCCCGTCCCACGACAAATCAGCATACTTGAGCACGGGAAACACTGTTGGTAAAACTCCACTGAGCATGGACCACCACGATTTCAACTCCTCACCACTAGGTTCTTCTGCACTCTCTACTTCGCCAGCCTGCCGGTGTATAGTTTTCAACACTGCGACAGTGTCCATGATAGTATGTCCAATTGACAAACATGCCTCAACAAGTTGTAACATGAGACGACATTTGTTGGAAGGGTAAAGCGCATCGGTAACTACAACCTTACTTTGTACCAGAAATCTCTGGCGCGTGGCAGGGGAAGCCTCGTCAACCATGAGTATTGCATAGTGTTGGACAATGGTAAGCGTAGGGTTGTCAAGTCGCGATTCAGTCAAATATTCATACATGGTGCCGAGCAATTGGCACAACGCATCCGCTGTCAAATTGCGTCTGCGCACTTTCGCTTCCAAGTACGCTTCAGCGGATTCAGTACACCATTGCATGACGCGGGATGGAATAGATTGTGGTTTTTGTGGCGTATTAGCTTCTATCGATTCCATGATTTGTTTTTTTTGATTGTGTGAGTTATTAGTTCGTATTGATTCAATCGTAAGCTTTGGCAGAAAATTTGTATGTCTTCAAACAAAAACTCAGAAAATT